AGTCTTTTGCCGTACCTGGCACATCTATAAAGTTTGCTTGTGCAAAAGCTGTAGCACCTTTGCTTGTTAATTTTGCTAAAGAATTTCATGACCTAGTTGAGCCAATTGATGTTGGTCAATTAGATGATTGGGGCTATGCCTTCCGTATGACTAGGGGATCTGACAAAGTATTAAGCAATCATAGCTCTGGCACTGCCATTGACTTAAATGCAATTAAACATCCATTGGGCAAGTCAAATACATTTAATAAGCACCAATGTAATATAATAAAACTTCTCATAACTAAATATGGTTTAAATTGGGGTGGCAATTACAAAAGGCGTAAAGATGAAATGCATTTTGAGATTGCTTTAAATGCGGAACAAGTAAAAAACAAAATTAGAGAGTTAGGTTTAAAATGAAATTAACTAAGAAACAGAAAGAAATTGTTAAGTCATATTTACGCAGTATTGCAGCTGCAACAATTACAACACTTTTAGCATTAGTGGCTGACATTAGACCTGAACTTTCTGTATTGGCTGGGGCAATAGTCGCACCTTTAGCGCGTTATTTTGATCCAAAAGATAAAGCTTTTGGCATTAACAGCTAATGAATATGAACGATTGGGCAGCTTTAACAGTCTCACTTTTGACTATTGTAGGTGCGTTAATAGCCGCCGTTAGATGGTTAGTAAAACATTATCTTTCTGAGTTAAAAGATGACAAAAATGGCGGCCATAATTTAGAGGGCAGAGTAAGGCGCATAGAGCAAAAACTAGACACGCTTTATGAGATCCTAATAAGTAAGCAATAGTTCCTTTACCCTACTCAGATGAAAAGCTGTGTAGTAGTACCTTCCAGGGGCAGACCTTTAAACGCTTACAGATTGGCCAAGGCATTTAGAGATACAAATGCTGAGGCAGATCTGTTTTTTGTTATAGACAATGATGATTCTTTATGGCATGACTATGTAAGATTTGAGGATGAGTTTGGGTATCGGTGTTTGCCTGCAGAAAATAAAACAGGTGGCTGTGCAAAGTCTCTTAATGATGTGGCTGTTTTGCTCTTGGATATTACTAAGTTTCCTTTATATGATCATTTTGTTTTCATGGGTGATGATCACCTACCTAGAACCCAAGGCTGGGATCAAGCCCTTGTGGAAGCGATAGGTTTAGATCAAGGCATTGCCTATGGTGATGATCTATTGCAAGGTGCAAACCTACCTACAGCTTATGCAATGAGTAGAGGATTAGTAGATGAGCTAAGAGGCATGACTTTCCCTGGATGCATACATTTATTTTTTGACAACTTTGTTAAGCAATTGGGCATAGACTTAGATTGCCTGAAATATTTACCTGATGTAATTATTGAGCATCTACATCCAATTGCAGGTAAGGCTGAGATGGATGCAGGTTATGAAAGAGTTAATCAGCCAAAATGGTATGAACAAGATCTTTTGACATTACAAAAATACTTAGTCAGTACAGATTATGCAGCATTGATCAGAAAATTAAAATGAACATTTTAATAACAGGCTCACATGGGTTTGTAGGTAAGGCTTTTAGGCGTGCGTTGCCTTATGCTAATTTGACATTAGTAGATTTAAAGAGTGGCACTGATTGTAGAAACTTTTTCAAATTAGAAACAAAACAATATGATTTAGTTATACACCTAGCAGCTATTGTAGGTGGGCGTGTACAGATAGAGGGCAACCCTTTAAGCCTTGCAGTAGATCTTGCCATTGATGCTGAGTTTGCAAACTGGTGCATGGTAACCAGGCAGCCCTATGTAGTTTATTTTAGTTCATCAGCTGCTTATCCCATAGAGCTACAAACCCTGGCAAAAAAACATAAGTTAAAAGAGAAAGATATAAATTTTAAAAAAATAGGCGCACCTGATCTGACCTATGGCTGGTCTAAGCTAACAGGTGAGACATTGATGCACTATTTAAGAGAGACTGGCACAAAGGTCTTAATACTTAGACCCTTCAGCGGATATGGTACTGATCAAGATCTAACCTATCCTTTCCCTAGCATCATACAAAGAGCCATACTCAACTCAAATCCATTTGATATATGGGGTAGGGCTACGACTACCAGAGACTTTATACACATTGATGATGTTGTAGATGCAGTCATAACTATGGTCAAAAATGAGTGCAATCAAACTGTCAATCTTTGTACAGGTAGGCCGACTACCTTTCTTGAACTAGCTCAAATAGCTTTGAGGACTTTAGGCGTGGACAAGATGCCTAAGTTCAATATCCTGACAGATAAGCCTGCAGGCGTGGCTTACAGGGTCGGTAACCCTGCCATGATGAGTGATTACTACACACCAAAAATAGATTTAGAGGAAGGTGTCCACAGGGCTATTGCAGGCATTGTGTGATTTACAATTATCCTATGGCCACTACAAGAAAACGCAAAGTCAAAAAAAGGGTTGCGCCAAAGCGCAAAACCACAAAAGACTCTGTACTTACTAAATTAGATTTTTGGGCTATTGCAGCCAATGAAGTTTATTTAGCTTGTAGAAAAGCTGGCATGAGTGAAGGTAATGCACTTGCCTTTGCAATGGACAGAGCAAGTTATCCAGATTGGATTGTGAACCCTACCGATCCAATAAAAAATCCTTTGGATGACTTTGATGAGGATGACGATTAAGCGCGACAAAACCGCTAATGCACGCTACTTAATTTGTAGTGATTTCCAAGTACCTTTTCAATTTGATGCTGCAATTGCTAACTTAAAAAAACTTGTTAAATCTTTCAAATTTGATTTAGTTTTAAATGTAGGTGATGAACTTGACCTGAATACTTTGTCTAAATTTGTACAAGGTAAAGCTGAGTCATTTCAACAAACATTAAATGCTGATAGACAATTGTGCCAAGATATTCTATTTGATTTAAAGACAGATGTAGTTTCTAGGTCTAATCATGGTGATAGGTTATTTAAATCCTTGATGGCTGTGCCTGGACTAATGGAGTTACCAGAGCTGCAGTATGAGCAGTTTATGGATTTTGATCGGATGGGTATTTATTTTGCAAAAAAGCCCTTTGAGATCCCTGGCACTGACTTTGTCCTCTGCCATGGGGATGAGGGTAGTATTTCGCGGGTTGGCGGTTCAACCGCATTGGGGATCGCCCGAAGGTGGGGCAAAAGCGTAATTACTGGACACACGCACAGGATGGGCTACCAATGCCACTCAGAGGCCTTTAATGGCCGATTACAGAGGGTTTTAGTAGGGGTTGAGTGTGGTCATACCTGCAACCTACAATCCATGGCTTACCTGGCTAAATACGGCTATTATGCCAATTGGCAAGCTGGGGCAGTCATCATGACAGTCAAGCGCGGTAATGTGAGCTTTGAAATGATCCGATTTAATAATGATGGGAGTTTTACAGCCCTAGGCAAAGCGTTTGGGTAATTGCAATTGTCGGTAAGGTATGGTTTAATTGCTTTTGTAAATGCAATTGACCTTGGAAGGGGTTAAAGATGATACTTACACTGAAAGACTTTGACTTGTTAGTAGAAAATCAAATGGAGTTTAAAAACAATGACTGGCAAGTACAAATTGATAGGTTTGATGATCAACCTAACTTTGAACATGAGTTTATTTATTGGTTTGAAAACAGCGCAGCTCTAGTTTTAGCAATTAAATACTTAGAGCAAAAAGATATTGAACATCAAGTAAATTATGATTTAAAGTATGATCAGCCAATAATAACTACAGATTATGCAGGATCTTGGATACACGCATGATTGTAGTGATTGAGAGCGTGTTGCAAACAAAGATTGATTTTCATTATGTTGCAGAATTAGATAATTATGTTGCATCTACATCAAATGTATTAGGTGAATTTACAGCTTCTGGTAAAACACCAGATGATGCAGTGCGTAGATTAAAATCTAAATTATTTACTTTATTAGTTTCATATTTAAACATGTCAAAGATAAACCATTGAACGCCGCCACATACGCTCAAAAGGGCTGGTGGGTATTACCACTAAAGCCACAATCTAAAGAGCCTTGTAAGTTTTTACGACATGGTTATCTTGATGCAAGCGGTGATCTTGAAACTGTTACTAAATGGTTCAAAGATCCTGACTTAAACATTGGCTTGGCCATTGTGCAATCTAATCTTGTAGTTTTAGATTTTGATAAGCGTAATGCTGTAAGCAAACAAGAGTGGCAAAACTATTTTCAGTGGTGCATGAAGTTAAATACACACACTGTTAAGACTGATGATGGTTACCACTTTTATTTTAGAGCTGATAGAAATCTGTCTTTTAAAGGCAAACTAATAGCTGGTATAGATGTTAAACACAAAGGTTATGTTGTATTACCACCATCAATACATCCTAATGGCAGTGTTTATGAAGTAATCAATGATGTAGATCCGATTGACTTACCAGATGGCTTGAGAAAGGCATTGACTTGGTAATTGTAAAATATGACAAAATCAGTGGTGCGTATGTAGATGACACACGCAAACACTTTGTAAAAGCTTCTCTGATTAGGGAATATGCCCATAAATTTATGGGTGCAACTCAGATCAGAGGTAGGCTCTCAGCCGCCATGGTTGAGGGTTATTGGTTAGACAAGTTCAAGGAAGCGGTGAAATATGAACTATGAGACATACGGATGGCTAATTACCATTACATTGTTTGCATTAGTCGGGTTGATGCTTTATGCAACCTGGTTTATTGGTGTTGAAAATGGCTACGATAAAGGTTTCAAAAGTGGCTACAAACGCGGTCAAGCTGATGTTAAGCAAGAGGTTGCTTGGAGACATCCAGTATTGCGTGAAAGACAATTAACTGCAGACAATGATTACTTGATGGAAAAGGTTGTCAGCTTATGGGATAGAGAAAATAAGTAATGAAACCTGATCTATCTCAATATGAGGATGCAGCCACTTTAAATAAGTGGTTTATAAATAACTACCCTATGGGCAGGATTGACCTGTCCATAGAGCAGATAAATCTTGACAAAGGTATTGTCATTTTTAAGGGCAGTGTGTGGCGTGATAGTAATGATGCTGCACCTGCAGTAACT